TTGAATGCCAAAGTTTAAAGTATGGTTTTCACTTAAATAACTTACATCTTGTCCAAAAACATTGTAAGTAGTAATTTCAGAAGTACTAACTCCATTGTTAAAATAAAAACTTGTTGCTTTATTTTCGTACTTGTATAAAATTACAGGCTTAGGAATGTAGGGTTTTAAATCCTTGTTAACAGCAAAAGCTACTTGTAAATCCGTATTGGTAAATTTTGTAAATACTAGGCTTTCAAATGGCAACTTTATATTATAATCGCCACCGTCATTCCCTAACTCAAATGTTAAATTACCATGCTCAAGCTGGTTGGCCTCAAAGTACTGAAAGTTTAAAATACTGTTACTTTTTTGATACTCAAAATTTATATTATTGTAGTTTTTTACCTTATCAACTTCAAATGTAGGCTCGGCATATTCTGTTAAATCCTTAATTTCACCATCTAGATACCATTGTTCTATTTGTTGCAACTCAAAGTTAATACCGTCCTTACTTATTGCAGTTAAATTAAACGCCTTTAAAATACCGCTAAAATAATCGCTTACTTTAATATCGGGCATCAATGATGCAATACCTAAATTAATAGCGATTGTCGCACTTCCCAAAATTGTCATCTCAAAAGTAGTAGTCGGTAGTGATGGGTCAACTTCTGTATATGATGTATAAACTTCTATGTCGTATGTTACCGCCGCATCGGTTTGTATTTCTACATAATACTCGCCTAGTTCTTGCGCAGGTAAAGCTATCTCTGTGGATGTACCCTCGCCAACAAATGACAAAAATTCAACATCATTTTGATATACTTTTATAACGTAATTTGTAGACGAATTAAAACTAATCATTACACTATGCAAATGGTCTGTAAAGTTTTCGCTTTCAAAATAATTATAAACCCACGTATTTTCAGTAGCATCTAAAATTAATAAGCCACCACTTCCTGTAAGAGTTTCTAAATTACCTTTTTGCAATACTGAAAATGCTTTTAATACATCGCTATTTTTTAGCCAAAGATAAGCCTGTGTAAATCTGGATTGGCTTAAAAAACTACCTGTAAAATTAACGCCATACTTAGCTTCTATTGCATCAAATATTCTGATTGCTTTTATAGCTGGAAACAACTCCTTATAGTCAATAGCGCCACCCGTAACACTTATATCTTCAATACCACCTCCATAGTTCCACAACCTCAAAGAACTAATTAATGGGAATAAAACATCTAAATCATCTACTGTTTGAATCCTTGCATTTACGGTTGAACCGTCATAAGCAAAGGTATAAGCGTTTAGCTCATCAATATCAATTAACTTATCTTCGCCAAATAAATCAGTCAAACTTTTTAGCACTCCAAAGAATGTGATCTTATAACTTTCTGGCTTTCCATTTTTTACGCTTGCACCCTCTAATCTCCACCTACCAGTTTTAAAAATAGCGGTGTCGATTTCTATGTATCCATCTAGGTTTAACCTTTGGTCAAATCCATTGTTTATAGTATTTTCGTACCAGTGCCTAAAAATCTTATTATTATTATCGCTTGCAGGAACTGTAAAGCTTTGAGAATAGTCCGTAAAGACTTTTGAAATATCATTTACATTTTGAATGGATGAGGTAACGCTTATTTTCTCATCTTCAAAAGTTTCAATTCTAAAGGTGTTATTTTCTTTCGTTATGTAAAGCGATGCTTTCATTAAATCTTATCGTTTATAAGTCCAAAATTATAACTGAAATCAATTTCGTAGTTAATATTATTATCTTTTAACCTAGTCTTATAATCTAAAGTTTTTGTTCTTAAAAGTACTGGTACTCGGTCTAAAAGAATAACGTTTGACGTTAGCATATTTTGCAATAACTCTGAATAGTTTTCCGCTACAAAGCCTGTATTCATTTTAATACTTTTAGTAGCTTGAAAATTATAAGTTTGTGATTCACCTATTAACGGGTTATAATTAACGTCCTCTTGCATACTATTAAAATCTTTACTTTCCACGCTTAGACTTTCGCTTTTAGCCTTATAAAAGATAATTGTTTCCCAACCTCCGAAACGGTTTATGTATTGGCATTTAACAGGGTTGTAGATATTAAAACATTCCAGTAATGCACTTGTTGTTATAATTATAACTCCGTCTGCTTTTAAAGTGTTTAAACCATTTTGCAAGGGCAGTTTGTATAAATTTCCAGTTGAGTAAAAAGTAGGTAAAGCATTCCATTGCATCTCTCTTTCGCTTCCATCAACCCAAACATTTACATACTGGTTATGATTGTATTTCACAATAGGATTAAACAAAGGTATGTCCGTTGCTGTATTGCTTTGATTATAGCCATTCATGTAGTTTGTATACCCATTTAAACATACAAAAGTTTCGGTACTTATAACGGTAATGTCGTCATATAAAACCTCAATTTTACAAAATGACCACATCTCGGCATCGTCAACAATTACGGTCTCGGTATTGGGTGCTATTGGATTAATATATTCCTTTGCGTAATTAGAAATATTAAAGCTAAGGTTTCTATTATTTACACTAGGTACAAATTTTTCAAGTATGTAAGTCGGTACGGTTGGCTCGGTATCTAGTTTATTCCAAATGTATAATTTAACAACCGCCTTTGCTTTATCGCTCGGGACGTTGGTTTCTATAAAATATGGACTTCTAATAAATATTTTTTTCATTGCTTTAAACTTGATTTTAATAACTTGTCGACTTCTAATCCATAAGCCTTTATTAATTGATCTGGTAAAGTCTTAAACGCTTCTTCAAAAGGCTTGCTAAAAAATTCACTCGGTGCAATTCCTTTGTTCCAGATGCTTCTACTAATCAAAAATGCGGTGCTTTCAAATGATAAAAATCTGCCATTTACCCTATCCCTAAATTGAAAACGCCTATCCTTTACCCATTGCCTAATAGCTGCACCTAATCCAATACCACCACCACCAGAACCAGTACCAAATCTATACGGACTGTTTGGGGCCTTTGTCGAGCTCGTCTTACCCCTTACACCTTTGTCTTGAAATACTCCATAATCTTCCATCGAGAAATAAATCCCGATACTATTTGGCATTACAAAAGTTTCGCCTTTAATACTATCGCTTAACTTTCCTTTTACATTTTTATCTTTACGACTTAGATTTTGTTTGGCTTCTATAACCACATATTTGCTAAACTTTTCTAGGCTTAATTTTAGCATGATTTATTGTTAAACGCCAAAGTTATTAAAACCGAAAATCCATCTAAGCCATTAGCGAAAGCCTTATCAATTTGAAACGCCCCTGATGCGTTTAGATACTCTATGTTATTTTCGTTTTGTAAACGCTCTATTTTTGCTATTAATTCCCTTAAAACATCATAAGTAAGTGTCCAATTGTCCCACCTATTGTCATTGCCTTTAAACTTACTAGTTATTTGCTTTTTATTAACGTCCCGAATATCCAATACAGTAACCTCGTATGTTATTTGATTAGTGTTAAAATCGTTTGCGCTTACCCTTATGTTAGCCATTGGGTAAAGGTCTTTTTTATTAAAGTCTATCTCATCTTCATTTGCTGAAAATAAGGTCTTGATACGCTCGTCATCGTTTAGATGTCCAGCTATTAAATTAAGTCCTTCAAATATTGCGTTTCGCATTGTTTATTTGTAATTTTTCTTCTTCGTTTTTGTCGTGTAAAAAAAGCAAATGCGTAAATACTTCATTGATATTTAACTTCAATACTTCTTTAAATCTTAGCCTATCATTGCCAGCGATTGCGTTAATTGATACATACCACCCCCACTCTTGTCCAAAGCTTGACGCTCCAAATCCGTTAGATTTTTGTTGATATAGTCTGGCATAGCGATTAGTAACTCGTTCAATAAATTGTAAAAAAAAACAGTTGCACCAATATAAGCAGATGTCGGAGCGTTTCTCATTACCTCTGCATACTTATCTGTACCGCTGTATTTTTCTATTGAATAAAGATCTTTGTGTTGCTTTTTAATTGGTCTGTACATTACCGCCATCGCCTTAAAAATATCTTCTTTAAGGTAGTTTTCAATGTCGATAAACTCGCCACTTGTAACCGTTTCTAAGTTGGGAATAAAGCCAAATTTAATACCGTCAATAGTAAAGTGCTCTATGGTATTGACTTCCTTAAACATCAAATCAATAGCCTCATAAATTTTATCAATGTCATTAACTGCGATTGTAGATACTAGCTCGAATGATAGGTTGCAAATTATAGAAATTACTTTTAGTTTAGTCAAGGTTTCACTTTCTGAAATCTCGTAAACCTCTTGGACTTCTGCCCATTTGTGTAGTGGAATATCTTGTAAGGATGTTGGTATAGTAACTCTCATAACTATACAACGAAAAAATTAGTAAATTTTACCCGAATGTAAGATTTATGTTTTTACCAACGGTTTCCATTTCGTGGTAACGAATAGCATCTATAGCGTGGTTAAAATCATCAATAGGCTTGTTTATTTTTGCCCCTGTTTTTTTATCAATATCCCAACTGTATTTTCTTAGCTCGGATATTAAGTTAGTTGAACTTTTGGTAATTAAATATTCATTATTCTGCATCAATTGAATGCCATAGTTAACAGAACCAGCGCCTTTTTTTACGCCATAAGCTCTGATGCCTAATCTAGTTAGTTCCACTATGCTTTTAGGCTCTGCACTATCACAATAAACAGGAAGCTTTGTAAAAATCCTTTTTGCAATCTGGCTATTGGTAAGTTCCTTTTCGTAACATATTTCGTTTACAATTCTTTGGTTATTAAATTTATAAACTTCAACTATTGCTGTCGGGTCATTTGTATAGCCAAAATCTAAGCCATAGCCTATCAGCCTTGCATCTTTTGGTATCGCATCTATGGTTTTATAGTTATTAAAAATAACGCCCTCTAAGCTGCCAATTAAGCCTAAGCCGTAAACGTTCCACCAATTTGCCCAATAGGCTGACGTTTCCGCTTTTACTTTTGCCTTTTCAATTTCTTTGACTATCGCTAAGTCTAAGGCTTCATTGTCTTTGTACGTTAAAATTATAAAGTCGCTGTCTTTTTCGTCTTTCAATTCAGTATGTACCCAAAATTCGTTTGTTGGGTTGTAGTCTAGGTAGATAAATTTCTTTGTCCTTATGGATAGTTGCTGGTAACTTTCAAAGTTTACGTTGTTACATTCGTTTATAAATAGAACGTCCCGCCTTGCACCTCTAAGCTTGTCGGGTTGGTCTGCAGAAAAAAACTCAATATAAGAACCGTTGCTAAATTTGTAGGTTAAATTGGAGCGGTTAAAACTAGCTTCTTTAAAATTATCCGTCCACTTCATTATTTTAAGAAAGTCTTTCATTGCCCCACGCTTAAGATGTGGGATGCTTTCTGATACTACCGATATTTCGCTACTTGGTATTTGAATTGCATATTGAATTAAAAGCGGAAGGATTGTAAAGGTTTTTGAACTACTTGTTTACGTGCCGCCTTGCACGATGCGAACACGCTTGCGCAAGGCGGCTATTTTAGTTTGTGCGGTTGTTTTCTGTAACATCTAAATCAATTTGTTTAAATATTGGCTTTTCAACTTCCTCAATTATATTATGCTGCACCGATTTCCCTTCTAGTCTATCCATTATTTCCTGATAAGCTCTAGTATCTCCTTTTAACGCTTTATGAAACTGAGCTAAATCCATTCTTTCAATAAGACTAATATCTTCCATTTCACCTGTTATCGGATTTTTCATATTTACCATAACCAGTAGGAATTTAAGGAACCTTGTTTTTGATTGTTGAACTCCTTTTGGTGCGCCTTTTCGGTTAATTCTCGGGTCGTCTTTTATAAACGGCACTCTTTTTTTTAAGTTTTCGTTGTTTGCCATTATTTAACTGTTATTCAACTGTTATACTTTGAGCGTGGTGGTAGTACTGCCCTCCTTCTTTTGGCTGGAATGCCAAACGCATTGCTTCTATGCTAACCACGCATTTATTATTCTTTTCTCTCTGCTAAGGTAATCTTTTTTCCCTTATACATTCCTGCTCCCATTTCATCAATCTTTGAAAATGGTAATATTGGAACGGTTATTTTACAAGTCTTATCAATTAGGTAAATGTATCTGAATTGAGTGCCATTCATTATTTCTCCATTCAAGTGTTTCGCTAAATCTTTAATTGATGCCATTTTACCACCCATCTCATAAACTAATTTTTTATCTGTGTGCATTGCTATTCTATGCCTTACTTCTCCGTTTGGCATTTTTAACATTACAGCCTTATTATTTAATCCTGTTAACAAGAAACCTGATGCTCTATAAATAGTTCCATCTCCGCACTGTATCCCATCTGCAAAAGAAACTATCCATTTAATATGCGGAGCGTTTTTTTTCAATAATTTAATACTTATAGCAATACATCTGCTTTCTGAATACTTTGGTAAATAATCATCAAATGCCATTCTATTTAATTCTAAAAACTCATTCCATTTTGTGTTTTCTACAATTCCGAGCATTTTTCTTTTATCAATGCTACAACCATAACTCATAACGCCATGTAATTTCTCATCTAAAAAACAACCAAAATGAAGTTGTGAATGTGGAACAACCTTTCCGCTATAATGATGTTTTTTCACAAACTCATTTGCAATTTTAGACGGTATTACCTTAACGATTATTTCCTTTGCTCTGCCCATTGCATAATGATTAAATAAAGTGCGTTACCGTTGCTGTTTTCATTGCCTAAAGTTTCACAATATTTATACTCGTCTGTTGTTTTAATATCGGTAATAGCATTTTTAATTTGCTCCGCTTGTTCATCCGCAAGTGTGAATGTCATTTGTTGAAACGGCTCTTTATCTCCGTCCTTTAAACTAAAATCTTCACCAAATTCTTCTGATAATTCAACACCTCCAAATTCTGGAACATCCAAACCCCACTCGGTTAACTCTTCTGCTTCCCATTCGTTCGCTAAACTATCCCAATCCCATTCTCCAAAACCAACGTTATCTTTTATGATAAATTCCTTTTGTTGTTTCTCGGTTAAGTTTGATGCTTTGATAATTGGCACTTCTTTTAATCCAGCTTCTTTGCACGCTTTTAAACGCATATTACCACCAAGCACAATCATATCGTCATTAACTACAATCGGACGTAAATTAAGCATTTCTGGAAACTCCTTGATAGACTTAACCAACTTCGCAAATTTGTCGTCTTTTATAATTCTGGGATTGTTCGGGTTTGGTTTAACCTCTGATATTTTTACAATAAACATATTTTTTTTTAAAATAACATTTTAGCAATCATTAAACAGATTAACAACAATTGAAACATTATAACATAGGTGTATTTATTTACCCTGCCTTTATGGTCTAGTGCATAACTTGGCGAAATAAAACGTAAAAATTTTTCTATCATAATAAAGATTTTAATTTGTTCATGTAATTATTTTGGTATGTGCTATTGCAAGTCTTGCAAGCTCCAGTCTTAATATTGTAAACCCTTAGCCATATCTGCTCGCATCTTTGCATTTCTGCTACTCTTTCGCTTTTTATAGGTAAACCTTTGTACCATAGAAAAACATTCGTTAGATAGGATCTTTCGTCATCGGTTAATTTTTGCGTAAAAGGAAACATATTATTTAACTTTTCCTGTCTTTGTCTGCATGGCTCGCATTTAGGAATCCCTAATGCATCTGTTACCTTTGCCACTACATCCCCTAATCCTTCCATAGTTTTTTTTTAATTTTATTTAAAGTTGTATAAAGTGTTCGATAAGATATTGTAGTCATTTTAGAAAGCTTTAATAAAGAATGCGCATCAGTTTTATTAACTATTTTCTTTTCCTTATTTTCTACAATCCTGCCAAAATGAGCGTTTATTAATTCCTTTTCAAATGCGTTTAGTATTGAAGTATCGACTTCTAAAAGTGTACCTTCCGAATCCACGTCTTCAAAAATAGAAAAATCCTCGATTGGTATTTCTTTATTTTTTCTTACACCATCAATGAAGATGGAGCGCATTGTTAAGTAGATGTAGCCTTTGTCAATATCCTTAAACTCTTTTTTTGAGTCGTAAAGTTTTAGGTATGTTTCTTGCAAAATATCCTTATGGTTTTTAAAGTCCAAAGACTTAGCCATTTTTATAAGTTCTGGTTGTATTTTAGCAAGCTCGTCCAGCATTTACTTTTTTCTACGACCTCTTTTTTTTAGTTGTATTGGCTCTTGTAACTGCGAAACTTCATTCGCTTTTACAATTTCTAAACCATGCACCAGGATATTGTTAATCCTTTCAATTTCTTCTTTTGTGTTCTCAAATATTTGCCCTACCTCGTAATGAATTTTTGTTTGAGAATGCACGAAAGACTTTTTTACAATCGCTTCCATTTTATAAAATTTTAACAAAAGTATATTAAATTTTTATAAATACCTATTTAATTGATTTACAAATTCTTTTATAATTAATTTATGCTCTGGAAAACAAGAGATAAGCACCTTTATTTTAGGTGCTTTTTCTTCTCTTGGTCTGCCTACTGGATTCCGTTTCATTAGTTTTCTATTACTTCAAAGTTTCTGCCTTTTCTTAATTCTGCATAAATACAGCAATCTCTTTCCCATAAATTACCAGCGTTTTTAGCATCTTCTTTTGTGTTGTAAATTTCTGCGTTTACTTGGTTAATTTCTTCTCCGTATAATCTTTTAATAATTCTGTAAGTTGTCATAATTTTTAGTTTAGTGTAGCGGTTTTTAAGGTTGACCGTAAACCTATTTAATTATTTTAACCTATAATAACATTTATCAATTTGCATGGGGTATTAGGAAAGCTATGCTTTAATATTTGTTTTGCCCATATTTCTGCTATTTTTTGGTCTCCATATTTTTTAAATGTTTCTTCTTTTTGACCTAATATCTCAACAGTTTTTTTGCTGTTTGCGGCAATCATTCCGTTACCTATTCTGTTTTCTGGCTTGTAAATAATTTCTAGTCTCATTATTTTTAATTTAATGTAGCGGTTAATTCCTTTCTACCCTACAAAGATATAAATACTTTATTAATATATATCTTAAAAATATGTTAAAGTTTAGTTTAATTTATTATAAACATGATTTAAAGCCATTTCAATAGCAGAATTTATAGTTTTTGTAGTATGAATAAACTCCCCTACATTTTCCTTTCTACGGTAAATTAAGTTTTTCTCGTCAATTATACATACTGCTAAACGATTAATATTACCGATTACTTTTATCTTAGGGTATATTTTAAATCCTTTTTTTGTAATAAAATAAAGTTTTTCGTGCGTGTTCATTTTTTAAATTGATTTAGTGAAGCGTTAATCATCACTCGTAAATTGTCTGCAATATCATTATAAGAAACTTCTATAAAGCCCTCTAAGGAATTATTGTCGCTTATGTACTGCTCTATGTCAATTAACTTGTTATTATCCACCAGCTCGCTTACAATAGCCCTTAATGGCTTGTCTAGTATCTTATTCAATTCCTTTTGAGGAATGTCATCAACTAACGAACATTTATAATAATTCGTAAATTGAGAATAAAGATAAATGTATAGCTTTCCGAAAAGTTGATTGTCGACTAATTGCTGCTTTTGTTTCTGGTTTACAAATTCTACTAGGGCGTTGTAAGCTTCTAAATCAAATGCTGTCGGCTTCCAACTTGTAGTAAGTTTATATTTAAAATGTGCTAAGGCTTTTTCTGTTGTCATATTTTAAAATTATTATTAGTGCCGTTTACTAAATAAGGCAATCCCTCTTTGTTTATGTTAAATTTAAAATCACTAAAAGAGCGACCTCGAGAATATTTATGTTTAACAATTATGTCGCTATCTTTTTCGTCCTCTACTTTCTTTTCTAAAAATGTGACGGTTTCTGCTTTCTTTAAAATATAACTTCCCAAATGCCCTGTTGGCTTATCTACACCAGTCAATTTGTGAATAATTGTATGAAGGTGTACACCATAGTCATCAGTCCATTTTAAAACCTTGTTAGCTATATTTGCGCTCATCAAAATATCATTTGTATTTTCCACTAAATCTGCAATTCCATCAATAGATATAAACTTTATTTTACCCTTGTACTTTGGGTCATTGAGCAAAGCATCTACAAACATAACTCTTTCTTCGGGTGTTTTAGACCTCATCGCAAATGGTAGATAATTAATATACTTGCTTCCAGTCATAAGCTGTACTCGTCTAAATGCGTGTTGTGCATAATATTTGCCTTGCTCGGTATCTATGTCCACAATATAAAAATCGTTATCCCTAGCACTTTTCATATTAGGAAAATAGTTATTTGCTTTGCCCCCAATATAAGAAGCAATCAAAGCAGATTTATAAAACGTCTTTTTCGTTTTAGACGGTGCAACTGTTGCGCTAAACTCCCCGTAAGTGTGTGCTGGTAAATCGTATTCTTTGCCATTAAAATCATACGTTCCAATAAATAAAGCTGCTGGCGGTCTATGAAGTATCACATCTAAATTTACAAAGCAATCTTCAAACATTTTTTTGTAGTCGAAAGGCTTTTCTTGATTAGTAGTAATATCTTCTATGTTTAGTTTTTCTATCATAAAGCTCCTGAATTTATTTTTTTAATACTTCCATAAAGTTTGTAGTCATTTGCCGTTGATGCCGATACATACTTGTCTATGCTTTCTAAAAAGTGTTTAGGTCTTAAAAACATAGCGGATATATTTTTCACTTCTTGCTTAAATAAACAAACCATAGCATCTTTAACCTCCCTGTTGGTGTAGTTTTTTAAAGCATCTGCAAAATAAATCTTTTCTTGAAAGTCTAGTTTCTTAATATTGGTAGGTTGCTTAATAAATTCAGTTCTACATTTTCCCCAATCCTCCAAAAAATCATTTTCATTATAAATAATACTAGTATTATTTACTCTATCACTATCACTAACACTATCAGCTTTTTTGGGTTCTTGAATTAAGGCTTGGGTTTTTTGGGTTTCTTTTTTTAACGGTCTGCCACCTTTTTTACCATTGGCTTTTTGTTTATCAACATAACTTTTGTACTTTTTTAAATCCCTCTTTAAAGTCTGCTTAATTGAAATGAAACAAAGTTTAGTGTACTTATCTTCACTTACAGGATTTAAATCATTAACATATCTAAAAAGGTGCTTCACAAGCCTGCCGGCTTCTTCATCTTCTAATTCTTCAAAGACATCTATCCAATCACAATAAGCAAGAAATGATTTTTTATTTTCTGCCATAATTTTTTAAAACGTAAACCCCTATAAATCCTTTAGCGTTCGACTTCTAAATTCATTATAGGGGTTTTATTAATTCCTTTGTTACTATAATGTCGAACGGTAACTTTCACAAATATACAATTTAATCTAATACCAAACAATAATCTTCTAATATTTTATTTTCTAAATCTTTTAATTCTTTAGTAAGGTAAATTAAGCGCCCAATATCCAAAATGTTCTCAAAAACAAAACTATCATAGATATTTTTTAGATTAGGCTCGTATTTTAAAACTACAGGAAAAACTTTATTAATGCCGTGCATAACCGTGGCGTGGTTTAAATTTACTTTACGCCCTATTTTATTAAAACTTATTGCGGTGTGCTCTCTGGCTATTTTAAAATACAGCGAACGAGCGTAAATATAATCTGTTTTTCGTGTCCTAACTTTTATGTCTATGTTTAAATTTTCATTAACATATTTTATAATTTGATTTAAATAATAATCTTCATTCATAATTTTAAATAGTTATCTATGATTTCTTTTGCCTCATCAAATGAATAGGCAACACCTACGCACCATTTATTGTTTTTCAGCCTTTTAAGCCATTCTTTTTGGTTTAGCGATACTTTGTTAGGCTTAATCTTTAATTCGATTGCTAAGCCACTATAAAAAAGACCTCTCGGCTCAAAGATTAAGCAATCTGGAACGCCACTCTTAACGCCTTTCTTTTTTAGCCTTGCACCCGCCTGAAAGCTTGTTTTTCGTTCTAGTGGCGGGTGAAACCAAAGTACATTTTTTAAATCTAAATAAGTGGCAACCGCTTTTTGTAAGTCATCTTCTAAAAATCTCATAAATTAAAAGGGCAAACCATTATCATTATCATTATTTAAATCCGTTGTGGTTGCAAATGGCTGGTCTTGAAAGCTAGAATCTTTTGTAGCTTCTGATTTGTTTATTTTCCATGCAGATAAAGAGGTATAATATTTGCCCTGATACTCTCTGCAATTAATGTTAAATTCGACATTTACAGTTTGTCCTATTTTATTGTACTTATTAAAATTTTCTATTTTTTCAGAACCAAACAAATCAAAAGCAAAAATATTATTATACTTTTCATTGTTATCTAAAATAAAAGTTTGTGTTTGCCAATCATTACCGCTTTTAGTAGTTCCTGATTGCTTTTCTAATACTGTGGTAATTTTACCGTTTACATTTAATCCCATTTTACTTTTCGTTTTTAATTATTGATAATTCCATTGTCATTGACCTTGCTACATTGTTTGCAGCTTCGGTTATTTTCCTAAGCATCCTAAGTTCTGGCACTTGCTCGTTTGCTAAAACCAAGCCTGAGGATACGCTACCTTTATGTCTATATTGGATGGCGTTGTGTCTTTCCTGGTACTCTATGTTAAACTTTGTAAGGTAGTAAATATTTGAACTCAATTCTCTTAAAATAATTCTAAGCTGTTCCTGACTTGACCAAACACCGCTCTCGTATGTTTCTATAATATCACTAATTTTTTTTAGTATCGCTTCCATTAAAAACTGATTGCTAAAGATGATTTTCTGGGGGTTGTGCTTACTTTTGGAACATCGTTACCATAAGCATCAATTACAGGCTGTTTAATAGCTAGTTTTAATAACTCGACCCTATTGTCTAGGTCAACTTTTAAGGCTGCATAAATCTCATCATCGCAATAATTAATAGTATCCCCACCGCTTCTATAAGTTCCCTTTAATCCAAACGCTTCAAAGTTTTCGTTTGGTAGTGATTTTTTAAGAACTTCTGTAATTATGTTTAAACTTTCCGAAAGCCTTAACGCTTGTGCAAATAACTCCTCTAGGTTGCCGTTTGCAATAAGCTTTTCCGCAAACTTTTTAGAAGATAATTGAATTTCTTTTTTTGTAGGCAAAAAATTTGATGTAGAAATTTCTTCTTCTCGCATCATAATAAATAAATCTTTAGACATAATTTTTTTATTTAATTGTTATTTTTTCTTAAAATCTTCGCTCTCATCTTCTCCAAAAACGCCTAGCTCGTAAAAGCCACAAGTTTTTAAAACCATTCTGGACATAGCTCTTTTCTCTGCCATCTCCATAACGTACCATGAATTAGTATTGCCATCCTTAAAATCTTTTCCTTTAATTGCACTTCCAAACGTTTCTAAATCCTTAGTCTTAGCCTTTACAACCGCAAAATTAGTTTCACATCGTATAACCTCATAATTTATTTTAATCCCCTCTATGGCTTGTATTTTATCAATACCACTTCTTGTAATAATTAAATAATGTTGATGTTTGAAAACATCCTCTTTAGTAAGCTCGTATTTTTTGTAAAGCTCGGTTAATTTTGTTCTGTCCATTTTAAATTTTTTTAGTTTAGTTTATTGTTTATTCTTTCAAATTGTTCGTTGGTAATAAAATTTACATTCTGTATTTTTTCGTACCATATTAAAAATTTACTCATTCTACAAACCTCTTGCAGTTCGTTTTTTTTTAGAACTTTTTGCCACCATGCACCTTGTTCTTTTTGCAAAGCTTCTTTTTCTGTGTAAACTTCAACTCGTCCGTTTACAATTTCTGTTGATATTCCTGTTTTTAGTTTTTTCATTTTTGATTTAATTTTATAACGTGGATTAAATATTGGATTGTCTTGCAAAAACTCGCATAAATTATAAAAAGTACTGCGGATATTATTATCAAACTTCCCATTTCGCTTGTATTTTTTGTAGTAACTTGATACTGATAATCGCTTCCGCATAAAAATCTACTTCTTTAGTAGTTTCTTTTAGATTTATTTCCTCCCACGCTGGTAGAAAAGTCCTAGACAAATATTCCCATTTTAGGACATTTTGCTCGGTTAATTTTTTCTCTAAAAATTTGATTGTTTCTTCTTGAATATCCATTTTATTTTAATTAAATTGTTTGTAATCTAAGGCAATATCTTGCGCTTCATCTTTTATTTTTTTTTCTTGATATTTAACTTCCTCAAAGATTAAGTTTTGAAGTACTACTTTCATACTTTCTTTTAATCCCATTTCTTTTTTTTGAGTTGTGCAATAAAGCTCGTCAATTACTAACTTGTAGTTGTCCACTTCATAGCCTGTAATACTCAAAAAAGTATTGTGATGCTTACTATCAAATGCAATCTGGCTTAAATCTTCTCCGCTAAATAATTCCATATTAGCTACTAGATTCAAAAAGGTCGTTTCACTTATTTTTTCGGTCATATCGTTTTTATTAACACGTCAAAGTTAATAAAATATTTGATATAAACAAACTTTTTTTTAATTATTAATTAAAATTTATTATCTTTGTATAAATAAAACATATTATGTTGGGAAAAAATATAAAGATACAGCGTATAACTAAAGGATACAGCCAAGGTCAATTAAGTAAAGAATTAGGAATAAGCCAAACATATTTGAGCTTAATAGAACGAGAGCATAAATTGCCGAGCTTGAAATTATTAATTAATCTTTCTAAAGTTCTTGAATATAAATTTTTAAATTTTTTATAGATTATACGCAAAAACATACAAAACTTTGATTTTAAATGAAATTATATTTAATAGCATATAACGCTAAAGTATATAACATGCAAGGCACTCGAAAGAGCTGGCAAAGTGGACAGGATAAAATGTTGTGTACAAACAGACCACATTAAGGACTTAATATCTGCCTTGTTTTTTAACCTTAAAATTTATAGAAATGACAATAGCACAAATTAAAAAAGCATCAATTGAAAACAAGTATTTAGGACTTCGATTTAATTCTGGACACCTTATGGGAATTAACTCTAAATGTGTTGAAAAAGCAATTAATAGAACAAAAAAGCACTTAAACACTAAAACAGAATTTCAATCATTTAAACCTTTGAATTTAAACGAATATATTAATTGTAAACATCCGTTTCTCTAAATGGGTGCTAACGGCTGACGCTATAAGAAGGCAGGGATTAAGATGCACACCCATTCAGCCTTACCCAAATGATAATTAGTTGCACACAGCTTGATTTAGCAGTACACCCCTGCTTTTTTATAGCTTATGTTATAGGGCGTTTATCTTTAATTGAAATGGAAAAAGTAATTATTACAGGCTACACAGCCAAAAAAGAAGGAGTAATTTTAGAAACAAATATTCCTGCACGTTTAAAACCCAATAGAATGCTGTCTAAAGAAACATTTGTCTCTTGGGATAAAATTGGTAAACTATTATTTGAAGACTACACAGATTTAGAAGGTGTTGCTTCTCGTGATTCTATCAGGAATAATTCCTCATTAAAAGAAGAATAGGATCTGGCATTAGTAGAATAAGTGCAAACAAAAATAAACTAAACTTTGTCGGTTGCGAAATTGATGCAGAGTATTTTAACAAACAAAACAAACGATATGCAGATTTCATTTCACAGACGAGGCTCTTTTAGGGTTGCGTATAACGGTTTGCAGCTAACCGATAGTTTTTGCTTTTCGCAAAAATTTTGGTTAGGTGCGGTTATAACCAGTGCGGATAATTAACTAAAAAAATAAATAAAATGGGTGGATTAGCAAGAATTTGTAAAATGTATGGCTCAATGGAAGCGAGTGATGCGAATGGTAAAAAAGTAATTTGGATTTGGGATTATGTGAATGATGAGCCAAAACTTAAAACAGAAATGAGTAAGGATGAAATAATGGCAAGTGAAAAAGCCAAATGGTCAGCCATAAAATCTCAATTAGATGCAGAAAAGTAGAATTGCTTATAACGTCCTGCGTCTTGGCGAGGTTGCTGAATAAGGAAAAATAAATTATCAATTTTAAATAAAATATTATGCGAAACGAAAACGTGAATGAACCACAAAATCAGCAATCTTGCCAAAACGCTGTTAGCAAATCGGCTTTGAAATTCAGGTGCTTTTATACTAATGGTTTTGCAATTCAAGGCGAACCAGATTTAGAAACTTTAGGTAGTTTTATGCATCATTATTCAGATTATGAATTACAACAATCAACTGGTTTAAAAGACGCAAATGGAAAAGAAATATTTGAAGGCGACTTTTTACAATTTATGCACCATTTGCATAAAGTTTTTAGGGTAAACGGTGGATTAGTTATAAATACTCATTCAGATGATTTTTACAAAAATTATATGCCATTTTATGAAGCTTGTGCGGATATGCAAACATCACAATGGATTGAACAATGTAAGATAATTGGAAATATTAATCAAAATCCAGAACTTCTTATTAAACCGAATTAGTGTTAAGCTGTTTGCTAACGGTTATGGCTATACGTCTGTTGTGGTCAAGAAGTGCCGAAACTTTCAGTTTAAGCCTGATTTAACAGACACAAAACAATTATTAAAAATGAAATCATGTAAGGTCAGAAATAATACCATTAAGATTTAAATTACCGTTTTAATTTTTTTTATACCCTCTAAGGTATTATCAAAATAAATTATTTTAAATTATACCCTCTAAGGTATTTTTAAAGGGTTCAAATTTGACCACTTTAAAATTAAAAAAGTAGCAGATATTATTTAAAACGAATTGAGTATAGCAAGGTTTGGTCGTAAATATAGTATAAATATGCGAAAAGATTTAGATAAAAAACTTTGTATTATTAAAATATATGTAATAAAGATGCAACTTTCCCCTGTGTTTTATGATGGATAAATCCCTCTATTGCCTTGGGTGCGTGTTGATAACCGTTTCTATGATGCCATCCATCAGTTCCGCTTGGACTTCTTAGAGTTTCTATGCAAACGCTGAAAACGTCCTTTGATGTTTTATGGTGGACGTGGTGTCCGTAAATGTAACGGTGTCTACATTGATGCCAAAACTCGCTCGCTTCCTCTGCCATAAGTCCATGTAACTTGTCAACTTTTGCTGAATCCATGTGTGTACTTCCTATTAGGTTGTTACCGTAAACCGTGTACTTTCTATGGCTCATATTATTGTTAAAAGTAATTTGTTTGCAGTTATGAAACCAACTAGATATGCTATCTAAAAGCATAAATCCATGCGTAAAATCGTGATTACTAGGATTAAAAACGACTTCTACGTCGGCAATAGTCAAAAGAGTTTCTATGCAATCAACTAGCAATTTTTTTGCCATCATAAAATTGTCGTACCACATACCGTCCGTATCTTGGCTGGTCAAACTTGTCGTACTACTCTTTGCGTTGTCCACGTGCAAAATATCGTTACCAGTTATAAAAATAACTTTGTCAATTTGATAGCCGCTAGCCTTTTGAAGTATACCCCTTAAACCATCCTTAACACGTTGTACTGCTATTTGACTATTATAGTCCTCTCCTGTTTCAAAACTACTGCAAATCTTACCTATATGAATGTCGGACGGATCAAAGACTAAGCAGTGCGCATCTTTAATATTTTCTCTTTTAAATTTTGGGTATTTAAAAGAGTATTTTTTTACATCAAGTATAAATTTTTCATGCATGAGTTTTACCTCATCCATGACCTTTTTCACTTCTGGCTTTACATAAAGTGGGTTATCAACCCTAACGCTTTCGCTTTTATTTTTTAGCCATATCATTGGAGCGTTAACAGGTTCAACCCCTACATTTTCGCAAGCTTCTAATATGCCTTTGTTTTTAGCTTCGATAAAGAGTTGATGTTTAGGCGTAAATCTTATGTTTTTAATAATTTTGAAGTCCAAATCTTCAATGTAATATTTTGCCTGTGTTCTATTTTTTAAATTTGCTTTTACTTTTAAACCTAAACTTGCAGCTTCATGAGCGTAAAGTCTTTGATAATTTTTAGGCATTTAAAATAGTTTAGTTAAAATTCTATTAACGAAGATAGGTATTTTTGGAATAAGAATAAACAAAGGAATTAAAAGGGTTACAAATATTAACCATTTAGGAATTCGATATTTTATAATAGTTTCTTTTTTTGATTGGTTCTGAATGCTAATTTTACTTTTATAAACGCTGTCTTTTTGTTTTAGTATTTTTTTTAGCTGATTAATTTCTACGTTAAGGTTATTATTCTTTAAAGAGATTAGCATAGTATCTTGACCTATTACAAATTTTTGCTTAAACTGTTTAGGCTTATTGGTAATTGAATCGCAAATTTCGTTTATAACAAGCGAAGATAAAATATTGGGTTGTACGGTAGATATGCTGCGAATGACTAAGGAATCGTTTTTAATAGTTTCAACTTTTTCAACGGACTTACTACTTTTGCAGCTTGTTAAAAAAAGTAAAATTAAGATTATTTTTTCCATCTTGTTTTTTTTGCTCTAAAATCATAGTGCGTAAAATTAGAATAAGTGCCAATACCACCCTCTAACATTTTGCCGCTTAAAATTAAACTCTCAATAACGGCTGTTACTTCAATAGGGGTCATTCCTTGCACTATAATATCACAAGCTTTGCCTAATATGTGTTGGCTGTTTTTAACGCCCCCAATAGCCTTATTGTGGCTTGGACTTCTATAAGCACTTGTTACCTTAATTGGTTTTTTAATTTCGTTTCTTAAAGCTTGTAATTGTACTGCAAGTATATTTATATTTTGCAAAACTATTGGCGGCATTAAAGCACCGTCCTTACTTTCAAATTCTGCTTTACTAAAATTTAAAGTTATTTTCATTTTTTAATACCGTCTTTTATTTCTTTAATTCTGCCTAAAGCCTTACGCAATAAAGCCCATACATCTAATCCTGTACCTTTTTCAAAGTTCTCTTTTATAGAAACTCCTTCGATAAAAATTAAAAGAATTGCACATACTTTTGTTGCAAAATATTCAATGCTAAACCACTTTAAAAAGAACTCCGATAACAAATGTTTGTCGATTATAAATAAAAAAATTATACAAATTTGGTAAAGTACCATTTTAGAAACTATTTCGCTAAGTCTTCGGCTACTTATAAAAGTCCACCCCTTAACCCTAACTGCTCGAAATATGCCGAAAACAGTATCTAAAGCTATTGCCATACCAACTGCAATAAGCAAGCCTGTAATTGGAGTTAAAAATAAACACGTTGCCGTAAAAACGTAAATTAAAAAAGTCTTCATTAAAATATAGGTTTAGTATCTGGGAAACTCTCTGTTAATGTCCAATCCCTTAACGCTTGTCTG